TCTGTTAATATCTCGCTATGATTATACGTTGTCATACCATCAAAGCAAGTAGGCGTGTCGCCATCCCATTTAAGTATTGCTTTAGTGCCATCTAATGATTTTCTAAGTGTATCCATAGATGATTGTATTGCACTATCAATCATTTCTTCTGTTATATCAGATACGTTTACAATTACCCATTTTCTGTTACTATAATCCATTAAGGCGTGTCTCCTTTAAAAGCATCTGCATCCATATTTTCTGTCGTACCTGCATTTGCACCAACTTTATCAATTTTCAAACTATTAAATACAGAGCCATCACCATTGTTAAAACCTATAAACTGATTTGTAGCTGCTGTATTTATATATATAACATTTACACCAGTTGAGGATATTGACTTTTGTGTTGCACCCACATACGCCTTTAAATTTGTTCCTGATATAGATTCTGTATCAACTGTGAATTTTATTACATCACCTGCACTTATAGTTAATATATCATCTCTATATACTAAACCTGCATCATCTTTCGTTAATTGTCCGCCTGTAATAGTTTTTTGACCACTATAACCAGTATCTGATGCAAATGCGTCATCTAAGTGATTTGAAATTGTTGCATTTGTTTGGTCTGCTACAAGTCCATTTCTATCATCTAAAGCTCCATCGCCCATACGATACCACGCTTGTAAATTAGATGAGCATACGCCTTCTTTGTGATTATAAGGCTCTCTGCCATTGTATAATGTTTTTATTTCTGATGCTGATAGTCCTTTATTGTATTGCACTACTTCAGATATATTGGCGTTCATCTCGTGATCTATACTTCCACCATCATTTCTTGCTCCAATTGTAAAACCATCAACTGGATTAGTAGCAGATGATTGAGTGTAGCTTAATGTAGTTGATTGAGCTATTCCATTTATATATACAGTAGCCGTTCCATCTATTGCTGTGCAAGCATAGTGCAACCATTGCCCTGCAACAGGAGTAGGCGTTATTGTTATATTATCTGCAATAGCATTTGCAACTCCTATAAAGGCATCTGTATTTTTAAAACCAAAATACCATCTTTTACTACCATGCGAACCCATCGTTTGTGAGCCACTTAAAGTATTCATTTTAACCCACATAGCAAATGTTGCATTTGTGTGTATATAGTCAGGTTTAAAGGTTGTTAGAACGTGGTCATTGCTACCATCAAACGCTAAAGAAAACTCATCTCTAAACTTATCGCCACCTATTGTCGCTCGTCTTGATGGAAACATTAGTCTTTTACCACGCCGAATTTAAAAATAATATCTTCGCCTGATCCAATCACAATATTGCCACCACTTGCATTAACTACTCCATACCTTAAATCTCTTGAACTTGATGTGCTTGATAATACTAAGCCAATATTGCCTTTTGTACATACTTTTGCTCCACCAATATCTGTCCAATTAGATAATTGAACAATAGCAATAGAATTGTCTGCTGCTGAATCTGCTGCGTTTATTGCACTTCCTACAGTACCTAAATCAACAGTAGTATCTGATACAACCAAGTATATCGCTCCACCTGTATCTGAAGTATCTATTGCAGATACAGATTGCAAAATACATTTCCCACCTACAACTGCAACTGCATCTTGTATTTTTTCTCCTTCAGCCATCAAATCGCCATCTGAATATGTTGCTTCTGCAATATCAGGTGTAGATGTTATTAGATCAACTGCCATTGAGTTGAGTTTTTCACGTGCAGTTCTGCCAACTAAACTTGTTCTTGCCATACTACACCTCCTCTACTTTACAGCCTTTAGCTTCGTATATTTTAACATATTCGCCAAGATTTTCTCTGTATATTACTTTACCATTTGGCTTTGTAATTTTAAATTTACCTGATGATTTAACTTTCTTTACTTCTTTTTTAGCTTTTTTAGCTACTTTTTTCGCTTCAGCCATAGTTTCTCCTAAGATTTTATTATTTTGCCATTTTTATCAAAACTTATCCCACTAAACATACCAATATTATCTAAGCTCTTACCTTTTTTGTTTTTATCTATTCTTGCACCTACTTCGCCTATATAATCTAAGTAGGACATTTTAGAGCCTTTGTAATATGCTTCTTGTCCTCTATCGCCTGATTCTGATAAACATAAATCATTGTTTGGATCAAGAGTAACACCAAAATCTTTATTATTTAAGTTTCCGATGTCTTTTTTAGGTTTATTTTTTTTAATTATATTTTCTGCCATGATATATATAAGGGGAGCATTACACTCCCCTTATTTAATTAGCTGTTATTAAGCTGTACTTGTTTCTGTGTTAATTTCAACACCGTGCAAATCAACTAACTCTGTAATTGCATAGTAGCCATTACAAGCTAAGATAGTTGAAGCACCAAGTTCGTTTCTTTCAGAATTAACTTCTATGAAACTTCCACCACTCATATTTACAACACCTGCTCCAATAGCTGTACTTGCAAATATTCCACCTTTGTGTTGGTCAGATGACGCTAACACTTGAGGCGATGTGTAAAAGTTAATACCTGCGATACTTGTTACAAACCCTGCACCCATAAACTGATTGCCTACAGCAGCAGCGTGTCCACCATTAAATGCACCGTTGCTTCCTTGTTCTGCTGAAATACCAAATTCATTTGATAATCCAAAAGAGCCATACATTTGTAGTGGATGTAGAACTGCACTATAAGGTCGTGGAGCATCGTTAGCTTCAAGTGATGCAAGAGCATCCATGATGTCTAAAAACTTTAAGCCATCAGTTGCTGTACCTTTTGCTGTTGAAAAGTTATCAAATGCTGCACATACATCTTTGTCAAACTTAGCTGCTACTGCGTTTCCAAGCACTTGACCTGCCTGTACTAAGTAAGCATCGCTTGAGCCATGTGCAACAAGGTCAGTAACTTGTGCTGTAATAGATTTTCTTAGCACTTCTACTGAATTAGAAACAGAAGTTAAATCTGTTACTGATGTTTCTGCACCTTCTGCACCTGCTGAGTTTTCAGTAACTGATGATGCTGCTACTTTTGACCACTCGGGAAAGTTTACGTTGATTGAGCCACTTGGAGCTTCTTGCATTGTAATTAGACTTGGTGTAACTGATGCTTTGTTGAATTGTACGATAGCTGATGCAGTAACTACTCCTGCTGATTGTCCTACAGCAACATCTGTATCAGTTATACCCATAAGATGGTTACCTGCATAACCATTATGCACCCATCCCTGTATATTGTTAATTAAATTGTTCATTATAACCTACCTTTGTTATTTTATGTTACGTAATGCTTTATCTGCACCCTGTGGATCATTAATTGCAAATTCTGCCCAAGAACTATAGCCACCAAAGTCGCCAGTTCCTTTGTTAGAGTTTGCAGGTCTTTGATTCGGAGTGCCTACTGTATTTGTCTGCGTAACCCTTTTAGCAAACACTTCCAACTTATCAAGAGATAAACCTTCTGCAATCAATTTGTCATCGTCATTTTTAATTGATTCCATTATGTTCGCTCTTTTGTCGGTTTTATATTTATTCCACGCTTCAGAATCAGCTTGAAACTTTGCTAAGTCTTTAGCTTGTTCATCAAGTAATGTTTTGTATTCGCCTTGCTTCTCAAGTTCTTTTTTTCTTGCAGCTTCTTGGTCTGCTTTAAACTTATCAAGTTGCGACCTAACATCATTAAGCTCATCGCCAATCTTATTACGTTGTGCGATAACCTCGTCTAATCTTGACTTAGGAATACTATTAACATTTGTTTCAGCTTCTGTGCTGTCATTTTTTACGTTGTTGTTTTCAACTTGGGTATTTTCGATTTGTTCTGACATTTTTACCTCTTGAGTGAGTTTTTAGTTACAAATTTACATAGTAATATTAGTAATTAATTGCAAGAAAAAAAATAATTATTTTCCTAAAACTATTTTAGTTGTTTTATCAGGAAATTCTTTTGTTATTTCTTTATCTATTTCTTTGCTTACATCTCTAACTATTATTTTTACAATTGTTTTAGGTAAAGGTTGCTTTTCTTCAGACAATACTCTACCCATTTTTTTTAAATTTTCAAACTTTGATCCGTGTGCTGCAAACCTTAATCCAAAATCTGTAGGTGTTGAAAACTCTGTTGAATCATTCATCAAATCACCAGTTAATACAGGACTTGTAGTATTTGCAAATTGTGTTTTTTGCCTTTTAAACACATTAGCTCTTTTGCGTTTACCATATTCCTTTGAGTATGTTTTAAATGGATTGCCATAAACATCTTTACCTCGTTGAAAAGTATGACTTTCATATAACTTTCTTACTTTCATACTCATTTTTTCCATAAAACTTAAACTAAGCATCTTCTCTTACATCCTTTGATTTTATTGATGCTGCAACTGGTATCCATCTATGCCTACAATTATACCCGCCTCCTGATATAAATACACTTGCACCAAACCTTGATTCTATTTGTGCTTTTGTTAAATTCCCTGCACCCCACATCTCTAAACAGACATCTCTTGTTCTGTCATCAATAGCACCTACGTATCTATACTCTGTTTTGTTAGGTAGCTTGTCTATCATAACTTTTCTTACGCTACGTGAATAGTCATTCAACCCTGTAGTTACAAGTGTTTGCATTTGTGCATTAGATAACCCTGCTTGTTGTTGTATTGCATTAAATATAGCTTTCTCTGTAGTTCCTGCTATTGCACCTTTGACTATTTCTTTTTTTATTATATTACCCATCTGCCCTAAATGTTCTGCAAATGTTGATGTGCTAAAGTTTGTTAGACTTCTAAGTGTTTCTTCGGTTATTTGTGCGACCAACTCTGTATCTTGCAATACGATTGTATGTGCTTGTGTGTAGCCTTGCAATATGTTTGCTGATTTAATTCTAACAAGTTCTTGGATGTCAAGTTGCTCTAATGCAAATAGAAATTGATCTATTGTTTGGAATCTGTCTGCTTTTGATAAGGTTAGTAAATCTCTAACCAACTCTTGTTGTAGTTGGTCTGTTTGTCGTGCCACTTGTGCTGCTATGTTATCTATCTTTGTTTGGTCTGCCATTAGCTAAGTAAATCAGTTACAGATTTGCGTGATTGCCAAAATTTACACGACCAATATCGTGCTTTAGTTTTGTCTGTTGGCTTGTTTGTGTCGCACCTATGCCTTGCCCTAAAACTTCTACGTCTTTCATCAGAGTATCTTTTAATAGATAGGTTTGCATCACCAAACATAACTTTCTTTACTTTATCTCCATCTTTAACGTAAACCTTAAACTTCTTGCGACCATATCCTGCTTCGCCTTTAGTTATTCGGCTTGGTTTGTCTAACCTTACTTGTTTACCTTGATATTCTGCCATTACTTTTTCTTTAATATCTTTTTAATCTTACCACTTGCAGTTCTTGCAAATTTAGCTGTCTTTGTTTCTCTTATTAATGTTCCGTAATATCTTTTCTTCCCATACATCCAACTAACTTTTTTCGGCATAATATCTCCTTATTGTACTGGTCTTGTCAATGCTTGTAATAAACTATCTTGTGGTGCTTCTTCTTCATCAGGCTCTGCTATGTCTGCTCCACTACGCTCAAACAAATAGTCTTGTGCTGATTCTCTATCAGGGTATCTATCAGGATCAATTTGCATCATTATATCTGCTGTGTCAATAATACCATTAGCAAGTTCCCAATCCCATTTCTCACGTTGTTCTTTATCAGATAATATTTCCATGCTTTCCTGATAATCTACTTTTAAAAGTTCACCTGTACTTCTATTAGCTTCTACATCAAGCAGCACAGTTTCTACTTCATAAAGTTTATACTCAAGTTCTTTCCAACGTATAACATCAGATATTCTTTGGTCGGTCAATTCTTGGTTCCTGAGTTTTATTGCAACCCCACTTTGTGCAGCAGTACCCTCTACGAATGATATATTTAGATGATAGTTTTGAGCAAGTAATTTATAACTATGCTCTATAGAGGAGGCGAGAGCTTCAACTGTATTCGGTGGGGAAACAATATTCATTGTGCCATCTATTCCAAGAAAACTAATTTTATCTTGTCCAACTTCTAATGTGTCTTTTTCTACTTGTGAGCCATTAACATACATATAACCAAATGATTGAAACATAGTATTTGCGTTAGCATTTGTTTCTGATACATTTACTTCAAGATTTGTTGCTATTAAATCAACAGCAGGACTTGTATCTAAATATGAATATTCAGGTCGCCCATCTCTAAAACATTCTACAAATGGCAACATACCGTATGGATTTATGTGATCAGGATTATCAGGATCGTCTTGTATCTTTCCATTCTCGTCAAATATAAATGTGTTTTCTGCATCCCAATACGCATAAAGTTCAGGAGTATCGTCTAATACAGATGCTTTCATAGCAAGTGGATACGTGTATGATATTGGTCGTAATGGATCATCACCAAATTGTGCTTCAAAGTCCATAATAATATCGTAATCTATCTTGCCATTTCTCCACGTAGGTTTTATTAAGATATGCTCAAGTAGATTAGTCATACGCTCTGCACGTTGCAATTTAAAATCTTTGCCATTAAAAAACTCTATAACATTTTCATCAGAGTATTCTCTTTTAGGTGGCTTCATATACACCAAACTTATTCTATCAATAATTCTTTTAGTAATATTTACATTAGAAATAGGAATTTTACTACACAACGATGGACTAAAATATTGTTTTGTATATGCTTCTGTATTGCCTTGATAAAAATCTTTTGCTATATATCGTGATTTACGCCAAGCATCTTTTTCATTCTGCTGTGCATCAACCCTCGATTGTCTAATAAGTAACTTCCCTACGTTTGGTATCATCGTTGTATTGCTCCTAATGTTGGTTTAATTATCGGAAACTCCCACTCTATTGCATAACCAAGTGCATCTGTCATGTGCGTTAATAGCTTATTAGACTTATCTATATCACGAGTACCTTGCTTGTTCGTAACCTTTTCTAAGTCTTGTATTAACATCTTGCATCTTTGGTCTATTAAAATGTTTCCCTCCAACATTTTATTGACCGAGTTCACCCTGTTCACAACAGGAGGATTACTCTTTCTAACCTTTACCTTAAAGCCATTTTGCTTTAAGATATCAATGTCGCTATACATCGCCGATGTGTGTCTTTGGAAGCCACTTGCATCAGGATAGCAAATATAATTATTATTAGGATATTTCTCTCTTATTGTCGCACACATACGTTGGCTCAATAAGTCCCCTTGACCTTGATGTGATAATGCGATTGCATCGAATATCCGTACCTTTGGACTTTGTGGGTATATGTGGAATAAAACTGCACACATTGGATCGACGTTCCAATCGAGTCCGATACAAACTGGTAATGACCTGTCATATTCACATTTTCCGACATTTTTATCCCTTTCAAATGAATGATATGTTGATAATGCTGAGATGTTTACAAACTGACCATCTCTGTATGCTTTTAGCATCGCACTATCATAGTTCTGTTCTAATAAATCTATATAAGCATCAGGCAAGTAATGATTGTCTGTAGTCTTTCCGTGTATCAATGCTTTGCCTTCACTACTATTCTCTACAAATTGGTGATGCGTATAATGAAATCCTTCAGGTGATGTTACTATGTATATCTCGCAGTTTTCACTACCTCTCATACGACCAATAGCTTTCTTGTACGCTACATCACAATTTTTCCACGATTCAACGTCAAATTCGTCAAATCCAATAAACGTCAATTCAGCTCCAACTATTCTCTGTGGCTTTTGTAGCTGATAAATCTTAATAATTCCATAAGGCGTTGTAAACTTGTGCTTCTGCACGTTGTAATCAAACTTAATTCCTTTTCTTTGCAATATTTCACGCATTGGCTCTACAAATAATTCTTCTGCCAGTTCATACGTTGGATATATTACCCAACCATTTGACATATCTTTATTGTTTAGTTTTGTAACGTGATTTATAAATGTTTTATGTAAAAAAGCGTATGTCTTACCTGATCCGAATCCACCTACTAATGCTTTTATAGGCTTATCATTAGTTATAAAGTCCCATTGATGTGGTAAATAATCTTCAGGATGTAATTTTATATTAGATGCCTTCAAAGTCTATCCCTGATATAGGTCTAATATTTGTATCTATTTCTTGCTTGTCTTTTTGGTCTAACATTTGCTTACCTAACCATACTAACATTGTTGCATTCCCTGATAATGCTGTATCTAATTGTGCTTTCCTTAATCTCTTTTTTAAAGTAGCTCTGCCTTTTGTAAGAAATTCGCCATAACGCCTAATAGTATTCTCACTACAACCAAAAAAGTCTGCTATCTCTATGTTTGTACATCCATATCCTGCTAACTTTTGCACTTCTTCTGTATCAATATCATATTTTTTAGGTCTTGCCATACGCTAAAAATACAAATAAAGTCTTGCAATTAACAATATTTTTTATTATGAAACATTTTTACGTGTATATAATCTTCTTCACCATACACTTTTATTGCGTTCAATGATACTACTTGTGCATCATCTACATAGAAGTCTTGTAGGCTATCCATTACAAATTTACATAGGTTATCTATATCAGGTCTGCCTGTATTGTAGTATGGTGCATCGTCTTTTAATACTGGTTGTTTCTTTACTGACCTATAGTGATTCTTTGGTCGTTTGTAGCAAAATGTTAAATGTAAATCAAATTTATGTCGTAGTGGTGTCTTTGGTGCATACTCTTTTGCTAATAACGCAAATTCTTTTTTATCCTTTGCTGATGGATCGTACTGAAATCTTCCGTTGCTTCTATGTCGTTGTTGTGGTTTTGGTCGTTGTTTTATTAAAAAGTTAAACATTGTTTTTGTAGTGCATTAACATCATTGTAGATATTATTAATATTGCTATTATTTCCATTTGTTTCCTTTCAAGAAATAAGGGTAGGTTGCACCAAACTATAACGCTCCTGTTATTAATTTGCCTACCCCTTTTTCTTTTCGACTCGATACATCTCTGTACCCATATTTACCATAATTTATAACTTGCTTTCTTATATTTTATCTTATCTTTTTCTCTCTTACACTTCAAGCAATAGCTCTTATTTGAGCCATATTCATTTAATTTACGCACTTTTTTGCATTTATTGCACACCATTCCACCATCTTTTTTCCTTGCTTGATATTTCTTAGTTAGTATTTCGTGCCTACCACCTGTTTGCTTATTTATTGTTTTTCCCATACCAATATTTTTTCCTGTAATATGCTTTTATCTTATTATCTTTCTTACGTTTAGGTCTTAGTATCTTTTGACCATTTATATTTGTATAAAAATCATCTTCATCCCAATCACATAATGTATGATGCCTTTGATTGCCTACTAAATTAGGATTATTGCAGTTATATATTTCTTCTAATGGTTGCATTAACATCATCGCTATTGCATATTTAAACATTATCTCAAAAAGCACAGGACACCCCTTTGTGTGGTATAGTACGTGTTTGACATAGGAAGTTGAGATGCCCTGTGTGAAGTTTATGCTTCTGCATTTATATCCTGTATTTGTATTCCCTCTCGCTCAGGTAATACTTCTGTGCCACAGCATTTAGTTTGCGATAAGCCTTTATCTGTTTCCCAAATATCATAAAAGTCGCTATGTCCGTATTTGGAACATTTAGTGTTGCCACAATATCCTACGTAATGCTTGTAAGTTGAACTGTGTTTAAATTTCTTCTTTGTAGCAGTTTTCTTTGTTGCATTAAAATTATTATTTAGCCACGTCTTTAATCTACGTGATATTTCAAATGTTTGTTGTAGTTCAAACTTCATCTTAGTTTTTGATCTATTAAGCTCTGTCCAATAATCTGTAAAGGCTTCTAAGTTAGCAACCTCTATATCAATGTTTTTATTTTTTATTACAGACAAAGTTTCATTAATAAATTTTTGCTTTCTCTTATTAACATTATTTATATCATTATTTATATCATTATTGTTTGTATTTGGTCGTTTGTTGTTCGTTTTTTGGTTGCGTGTTGGTAGCGTGTTGTTATCGTGTTGTATATTTTGATATTTTTCATAGTTATTGACGAGGATTTTAGTGTATTTAGTGTTGCTTTCGTATGTTATCATTCCATCAGCCTGTAATAATTTTAGAAACGATCTTGTTCTCGTTGATCCCCATCCAAATTCCTTTTGTAACTTCTGTAATGATGTTATTGTTTCACCTCTGTTTACTTTAATTATCTCGTTGCCTATAACGACTTTTCTTTCTTTGTGATTAACTTTAAATAATAATATATCCCACGCTTCGTATGGACTCTTTACCTTTGCCATTTTTACTATGGGATTTTCTAAAACCTTCCTATGTTTTGAAATCCAACCTTTCATTTTTTTCTCCTATGTTAGTCTAATACCACTTAGACATTATGTTTATAATTTGCAAAATACAAAACAAAGCAACAAATACTAATACTAAAAAAATTAAAATTATTAAAAAAATATTCATTGTTTTCTCCTGTAAGTTAATATTTATAGTAAAGAAACATATCTCAGCAATCTATAAAACTAAATATATGTTCTATTATTGGTAATGTCCATCCATCGCCTAATAAGCTACCTGCTTCTTTGTAAGTTAATATATCACACCAATCATCAGGAAATCCTTGCAGCCTACACATCTCTGTTTTATTTACTAATCTTAAAATATTATTATCCATTATTGTTGTAGCCATACCCATATTTACACGTTTGTTTATATAGACTTCCCATTTTTTTTGATCTATGTTAAAAATGTTTCTATATATATATCCTTCCATCAAACAAGTATGTTTGTTTTTTGTTGAATTTCCACTTGTTAATATATCATTAAGCATTATTTTTTTATCTACAGGTTGTGGTATATCTGTTACAATATCTTCAAACAAGCCATCTTTTTTTGTTTTTATATTAGTCCAATAATATCTATCTCTTAATTGTGCTGTTACTAATTTAGAGTTGATTCTAACTGGATATACGCCCAATGCTCTTGACATAATACCTACATCTTTTTTAGGTGCAGAGCCTACATTTTCTTGCAAAAATAGGACTTTCAGATTTAATTGTTTTATATGATTTAGAATATCTACAAACACCCAAAACAAACTACTACGATTACCCTCTAAACCTTTTTGATGTTTATGGCTTATTTTTCCCATTTGCGATAAATCTTGACAAGGACTACCACTTAGCACAATATCTATTGATTTCCAATCAATATCCCATTCTTTCCATTTAGTTACATCTCCTAATTGTATTGTATCAGGGTAATGGTGTTGTGTTAATTTTATAGCTGCAGGTTTTATTTCAGATGAATAATATTTACCTACTTTAATTCCTACATTCTCTAAAGCTGTATGCCCTGTACTCATACCATTAAATAAACTCAAAACATTCATTAATCCATCCACTTGCCATCTTTAATTAAATGATATGTCCTATGCTTTAAAACCTCATATATCAAGCCTATCATACTACTTGCTTCATACACCCCTGCTTTGCAAATTAGTTTAAATTTTTTTTTCTTATTCTTCATTATGCTCCTTAACTATGTAATGCTTTATAAATTAGTTCATTAAAACATACTACCTTGTTTTCCATCATAAAAATACTCATCAGGATTGTTAGCTGCTTCTCTTAGTTTATTTGCACGTGATAATAGTTGTGCCTTTGTACGCTCCCAATGTGCCTTGTTAGGTGCAAAATAATATCCAGTTGCACCTGAACATACTGGCTGTTTATGTTTTACCCTAAGTTCACGTATTGCATCACGAACTTCTGTACCCTTTGCTTTATACTTATCTTCAAAGTATTTTGATTTTTTGGGTTGTTTATAGCTTGTCCTAAGTAGATCAGTATAGATATAATAAGGCAAACCATACAATCCAGTTAAATTATCCAATGCCATTCTCCCTATTTAAAAATTTTATTATCTCGCATTTATTATTACCTATAACGTGTTTTTTTATATCACACTCGTCAAATAACTTTTTATTCTTAGCTACAAAGCTACTTGCTTTTCTAAGGTTTGACATAAACACAGATATATCTTCTGCTTTACTACTACATATTATTTCATATATTATCATCTCTTTAAATCTCCTAAGCATTTTTTACATACGTTTGCAGATGCCTGTGCATCTAAAACTTCAATCATTATTTCTTCTACTTCTTTAAATGGCTTTAATTTTAGACACACAAAACATTCTACATCTTCGTATAGTTTATATATCATTAAAAAGGTACATCACCTGCTGATTGTGATTCATTTGCATAGTAATCTAATGCAATCTTTTTAATATTATCATTGACATCCTTTGGTATAAAGCACATTTGATCATACGTGCCTTGTGCATTTTTCTGCGATGGATTTCCTACAAATAGTCCATCTTTGCCTTCAATTAATTTAAACCCCTTAATAACAATACCATTATCAAGTTCTAAATCAAAAAATGCTTTTATCTTACCATAACTTCCTACTTTCATTCTGTTGATTTTCATTCTATCTCCTTATGTATAAATTAGATTAACTTTGTCAGTTGATTTATAATTATATATGTCTTGCAATATAGATAAATACTGTTGCTTGTTAGTACAATGTACAAGTTTAGATTGTTGGTATTTTAATTTTTGTATCAACCTTGTAATATCAAAGTTTTTATTTTCTAATAAATGCAACATAGCTGAAACAAATGACCTTCTTTTATATCCATCGTAATATGGTTGTATCAAAATTATTTTTTCAGCCATATCACAAGCCTTTTTATAATTTTTAATTTTAAATGTTCCAGTTCTAAATCTTGTAAAACTTAATCCATTACCTTTGTAATAGCCAGTTAGCATCGCAATACATTCATAATGTCCAAAGCCATAAGTTTGCTTGAATACTCTATATTTTAAATACTGTACATCTTCTAACTGACAATAGCACTCCATAAAGTCATCATTATCCCAGTTTTTGATATTACTATTAAGCCTTTGAACTTGTGTTAATCCATAACCTTTTGCTACTATAAAATAAACAGGTAAATTTAAATCTTTCCAAGCATAATATCTATTTTGTCCATCTATTATTTCATAATTTTCATTTACTATTATTGGAACACATAGAGATTCTTCTTCTATTGATTTTTTTAATCTATTTAAATGTGCTTTATTTATAAGCCTATTTCCTTTTAATATTGAAAACAAGTTATAATCATTGGTTTGTCTAACTTGATTGATTATTTTCATTATTTATCTCCTTTTATTATTTTTTCAATTATTCCACCTGCTTCTTGCTTTGTCATATCATCAAAGTTATACTTACTTGTATCTATATTCTTTTCTTGACACAAGTTCTTAATATACTTTACTTGATTAGGTGTCGCATATTCAGGTTGTTGTTGTGCAACAGCATTTGCAACCTCATCAGCACTTGCTAATTGCGTTCCTACGTAACCTGCTGCTGCTAACGCACGTCCCCAACTTGAGCTTTCACATACTTCTACAAAAGAAGTTTTGTTAATTGTTGAAGCACCTTCTTTTTCCATAGCGTGTCCTATGTAAGTGTTTTCACCTACAGTAAGAGTTGCTTTAAAAACAACCATACCATCTTTAAAATAAACCATTTCTGATTCTAAGCTGTAATTGCCATCTTCATTTTTATTTAAATCGTTTAGACGTTCAGCTACTGTAAGATATTCTTTTCCGTGTATATTAACTGGCATTATTTTACCCCCTTAGTCTTGTCTTGTAATATATGGATTATACGACCTTCCTTCTCCATTGTAATTATAGTTACAAAGTTGCTATTATCTTTTAATTTAACTTTATAGTTCTTATCACCATTTACAAAGCCAAGTATCTCATAACCACCCCAGCCACTTAACTTTAGCTTTTCTTTAATGTTAAGTAAGTCATCACTCACTATTTCTGCATCTTTGTCAGTTTTGTTCATAATTACCTCATTCTTTTGTCGTTGTGCAAACTTATACTCTGATAACTCACGTATATCAAAACCAAGTTTATCTTGTAGCGATTCGTATTTATCTATCATACTCATTTGTTTTCTCCTATGTCATTATTTTTATTAAGATTCCTACGTCTTACGTGCTACTAATATACATATATACTTAATATATACAAAGCATTATTTACATATATTTAAAAATAATGCAATATTAGTGTCAAGTAAAAGGGGGATTTTATCTCACTTTTGTCGAGGAGAAATAGGCAAAAAAAAAGCCCTATTGCAATAACAGAGCTTTTTCTTTCGCTATCCTATAAAACAGGATGTCGGAGGGAAATCTACCAAACTTCTTCAAAAGTCATTTTTGAAGTATATAAATTAGGTGCTGATTGTTGCACAGAAAATGTATTTGATTTTAGTCTGCACCACGCATACACATTTTTTGTGTCATCAGGCTGAAACATAAATGGAAGTTGACCATTGAGAGTTAATGTCATAAAATGCGAGGTTATATTTTCTGTAGTCCAGTTAGTCCACGTATTTACGCCATCATCTGTTATATTATTATCAAACATAAAGCCTTCACCCATATCTTGTGGGAATGTACTATCTTGTGTTAAAAATGAAAATGTCAACGCCCACGACCTTCTACCTATAGATGATGTTGCACTTAATGATGGCTCATTAGTTGCTACAAATGGTGGGTATCCATTCCATAAAGGTTGTCTGTAATAGTTTATATCTACTATATCTGATCCACCTAATGTTCTTGTTTTTCTAATGTTGGTTTCATTGTTTATGTTCATAGATAAATTTGCATTGTGTGGAAATGTAAACGAACGACCTGCAATTACTGATCCTAATTTGAATGATGAAGTGTAGTTAGATATTGCAGCTTCAAATGAAACACCATAGGCATTTGTTGGAAATAAAGAACTATCAAGTGATTGTAGTCTAAAATTATTTTTGTTAGCTGTATTATTTATTGATGTTGTATTAAGTGTTGCCGTAAAGTTTGATGTATCCAAGCTATTTATTGTTAGATAGTCTGCACCTAAATCTTCTGCGTTGTGATTTAGCCAAGCACCAAAATTTATAGACTTTACAAGTTTTTGTGATTCGCCTGTACCATCTCCTAATTGTATATTAAATTTTAATGTGTTTTCAGGATTAATAGGATTAAATTCTTTAGTATTACTGGGGTTATAATGTAATAAATCTGATGTATCTTCAACTATATTATTAGATTGAGATTGCACACTAAGTCCTGTTGCTCTAAAATAACTTATATAATCTATATATACCTTTGGTCTTGCTACTGTTCCTGCCATCTATTTCCTCTTTCTTAAAATTGTTTGCCTGTATGGCTTACCCTTGTTTGTGCGATAAAAATCTGTATATTTTGATGTAGATAAATTCCAAGTAGATTTAATTGTATTTACATTATCTGAGCTTTTTCTTGTTATTACATAATGATTTATATTGTCTATATAAGCATATACTCTTTTTATACTAAAATTGCCATCGTATGTAAACAATACATTAGTGCTATCAAGATTTACTCCATAAATAAACAACTGGTCTTTTTTTACCAATAAATTACCATTTGCTACCATATCGCCTTGAAACGAGCCATTAAAATTAATTATCATATATTGAAAAGGCTCAAAATTATTTATAATTACTTTATCGAAATCTTGTAGTATGCTCATTTTTGTATTCATTATGATACTGATCCACCAAATTGTTCTATAAACAATATTAAATCTATTTGATTAATTACCCCATCTTGATTCATATCAGCATTTACTATTTGTTCTATAGTGTATCCTTGTTCAAGCAATTCGTCATAAGTAATATCTTGTCCAGTAGAACCGACCATATCTAACAATAAAAACAAATCATTATTATAACCCTCAGATGTCACTTGACCATCTAAATTTATATCTCCAAGTAATGAAACTTGTGGTAGGTCATATTTTAGGTCGTGTGTCTGTACGCACTCTATTTTTACCCTAAATAATGATTTTTGTACTTTTGTTATAAAAAAGTATGGTGTTGATTCTTGGTCTATTATTTGATTATTTGTAGTTAAATCTATACCAAAAGGTTGTGTTTTATTCGGATTTGCATCAAACCTTATAATGTCGCCAACTTCATACTGTATTCCATCTGACATTGGAAGCTCAAACCTGCACGTTAATTTTTGTTGCTTGTTTAACTCAAAATAATAATCTCTAAAAAATTCTGCTGTGCCTTTGTCTTGAATATATGGTGCATCTATTTCTACCTCGTACCCGTTTAAATCATCTATACCATAGTATTGTGCATAATCTGTTCTAAATACACCTGTATCTCTTTTACCTGTTCTTTTATCAAATTTTTCTGTTGAATAATTATAAGCATAATTAACAATAACACCACCCATACAAGCATCTTCTATTTTTGTTCTATCAAAGCTAAAGTTTAAAAGTCTTTGTGTTTCTATAACACCACTTAAATCACTATCATCATATTTGTTTTTAAAAAAATCAACTACAATTTTTCTATCTCTACCTCTATATCTATAATATATTGGCGATTGCTGACAAATTTTTTGTATAATTTCACTTGTGTTTTTTCGTTCATTTATAGAAAATGCAAGTTTGTACTCAGGTGCTTGTTCATATATTTTATTTATTTTTTCATCGTCAAAATTTATTACAGCATCTTGCTGCGATAGCAAGTCTTGTATTATTTCGTGTGGTTTTTCAATTAATTTTTTTGATTGTTGTGCATTTGCTTCCCAAAATACACTTGTATATCCAAGTTCATCATCTGATGAAAACTCTTGTCCTTCAAAAGGAAACTCATAATAATTATTCTCATTAAAATCGTTAAACACTTCATCTTCTACAAATTCTATATCAGACACAAAAGTATTTTCGTATATTTTTTTACCATAAACCAATCTTACGCCATTTGATCCACGCCTAAATCCTGAATAATTTATATTGTATTGGTCGCCAAAATATTTTCCGTAAAATTTGAAAATCCATCCCGTTCTATGTGATATTGTTGTGCCACTCGGATATAAAATATTATTAAGAAATATCCCTGTTGGCAAATCTTCTTCTACAAAATGTAAATTCTCAATTTCTACATCAAATAAAAAATTATATTTATCTGTTGATGGGTTATAAGAAGCTAACATTATTTGATACACTTCTCCATCTATTGTTTTAGTTTTAAATTCTAAGTTTGTTAAAAGTTTATAAAATTCTGTAAAATGTATGTTATCTTTCCAAGCATTATTTTCACTAAAAGATGGTATATCTGCTCCCTCGTGTTTTATTATTATATTTCCACTTACATCTTTAATATTAGGCTCAACATCACCAAGCTTCCCTTTTGCATTAACAAAAAAATCTTTTTCAAATATTTGTTTGTTTGACCATACTTTACGCATTTCTACATCACGCCACTCAGGCGTTATGTTTACTCTTGTATTTGGCGCTGTGCCAAGTGTTCCACCAGTATTATCATCAACAAAATAATACAAGCTCAATATAGTTGCATCCATAGTTGGATATTTAAATTCTGCACCATCTCTATATCTACTTACAAATGAATTTTTATCACGATAACCAAATAAAGATGATGTAAATGAACTTCTATAATTTACAAACTCTAAATTAAAACCTTCATCATATCCATCAGCAACACCTTGCAATTTTATCGTTGTTCTTGCAAATTTATCATTAAAATTAAAATCATCTACTGTCCCACCATTCATTTCGTTTGTTAAAGATGCAGGATACCCTACATTATCACGATAACTATCTTCATCAACTGCATCATTTTTATGTATTGGTGGCGAGAAAACTGAATGAATTAAAGTAGATTTATGTGAATCATTTGCTGAATTAAGAAATTGCGTAACTTTAAGGCTACCTAAAAAATGTGCATCAGTTTTATATAGCTCTTTTTCATCTTCGTCTAATTTATCGTTCAAATCAAATCCTGAAAATGGTGCAAATTTAAATTTTTGTACCCCAACCTTATAAACGCTCCTATCAGCATCATCATTTGGTGGATTATGTTCATCCATCACACTCATCATAGTAATATTATTATATGCTCCATCATAAAAGCCTTCGTAGCCACCTGATGTACCAGTACTTTCTTTTGCACGTATTTGATATGTTAGTGTTTCTTGTGTTAATGGTTTTTGATTTATTGCACACCACAAAGATGCTTCTTCTAAAGATTCGTCTGTTTCTTCACCAACATCAAAGTTTAACAGAATATGATTTTGATCAGAAAACCATTGTGCCTTTGTATGTAATTTAAATTTGTCCTCGTGTTGTGTATCTGTAATATTTTCTCTTGTTTGTTGATATGACAAACAAGGTACATCACATAAATGGTCGCCTAAACCAATTTTTAAAACATTTTGTCTTGCTAATTGTAAAAATTTATTTGTTAATGTGCCACCAAACTCACCATCTCCATCATTAAAAACTATACCATTTTCACCATCATTACTAAAAGGCAATATTCCACCAATTTCTGTGTCATCAAAATACGATGTATCAGGTATAAGTTTTATTTTATATGTATCACCCTGTGTTTCTTTATAAACAATAGCAGGAGCATTTTCTAAATGTCCATATAAAGTTGGTACTGGCTTTAATGAATAATGGTCAAATGTGTTTATATCTTTTAATAATACATAATTGTTGTCAGGTATTTCTTTGTATGTAGAATCAATGCTAAGATCATTTGCTGATATTGTTATTTTTTTATCATCGTGCTTTATTCTTGTAATTTTAAGTTGTGCAACAAGCAAACATTCTGATAATGTTTTGCAAGATTGTGTTTTGAAATATATTTTCAAATTTTTACCAACTAACTCACTAAATTCATCAGAAAACTTTTTTTCTTTTCCACCCTTATAAACACTAAAATTAGCAAAAGTTATCGTACTATTACCTAATTGTGTTTTCTTTGTTTTTAGGTCTATTTTCTCGCTTAAATCTGTAATTCTCATATTTGCATCTTCAAAATACAAATCTTCGCCTTTGCCTGATGCAATTGATAATCGCAAATCAGAAATAGTAGGTGTTTTTCTTAACATTTGCTTTCTTGTAGCTACATAAACTTCATCATTAATATTAATTAAATATTCAAAGTTTTGCACACCTGCTTTTATATCATTTCTTATTGTACTATTTAATTTTATCATGACATCCCAAAATCTACGCCTTTTCTAACTGCTTCTTGTATTCGCTCGGCAAGTTCTTCTTCTACAAACTGATCCGACATTACATTCCCACTTATATTTATATTTACTCCTTGTCCACCTGCGTTGTTTACGCCTTCAAGAGGTGTTACAGATACATATTCTGCTGCTCCACCCTCACCAACAGTAAATTGTGTTGGCTCATCAATTACGCCCTCAAATCCAGTTTGACCTTGCATTTCAGGTTTATTTGCATAAATAGCTGAAACTTGTGGTGCCATCTGTGCTGCCATTAACAACCCACCCTTAAATCCACCAGTTTTACCTGCTTTTATTATAGCTGCTGCTGCATTAACAAGTGCCATAGAAAGCGTTGTTTGCCATTCTTCCATAGCGTTCATTTTACCAAACTTAATCGCTGCTTTGCCAATACCTTTTGATAATTTTGCTGCATCTTTTTCAAATGTTATTTTTTTTGCACCTGCTTTTATTTGGTCAAGCATTAGCTGCAACTTTGTTTTTTCTTGCTTATTTGACTCTTTAGTTAATTCTATAGTTTTTTCAGTTTCTTCGTTCATTCCCCTTGATTCAGCTCTACTATTTATAAGTTCTTCTGTATTACTATTCATAGTTGCAGTATATGATTGTATAAGGCTTTCCAATCTTTCACGTAATTCAACTTCATTTTGACCAGTTTCATTCATTAATTCATTAACTAAAAAAGTTGCTTTCAAAATTTCGTTTTCTTGCTTTCTTTGTTCAATGATACTTGCATTCCTATCAACTTGACCATCTCTTAATAGATTAAATGCGTCTAATTGTTCATTTAATTCAGCTATTGCCATTTTATCCATAGCTATTAATTGTGCTAATTGGTTTTGATCTTCTGTATATTCTACAGTATTTTCATCAGCTTCTCGCATTTTATCTGCATATTCTGATAAAGCTGCAGTAAAACTATTAAACATATCTATAGCACCACTTTCAATAAGTGCATCTCCAACTGCTATCTTAAAATTTGTTACAGATGTATTTAGTTTGTTTAGCTTGTCTGCTGTAGTTTCTGTTTCTATTCCCATACTACTTACAAGTATATCTGCTTGTGACATCGCTTCGTTTACAAACGCTTGTTTTTTTTCTTGATCCGTTAGCTTACTTACTGACTTTCCTAACGCATCTGCATATTTTTTTTGTGCATCTTCAGCAGAAACCATAAGTCCCAAATTATCAAGCATCTCTCTTGATTGCCTACCTAACCCTGTTACAAAACTTTCTATACCAAATGCAGCATCTTGCCCTACTGCCCTTGCCAATCTTTGTGCTGTGTCAAATAGTTCTGCCATTTGATCATCAGATTCAGCAATTCCAAGTAACATAGCATTGTTAGCTTGTGTCATTAAGGTAACCCTATCAACCGTCCCATTTACTGCTTTATCTAATTTATTAAATGTATTAATCGAAAAACCTGCTTCTTTACGAAGATTGTTAAAAGCTTGTTCGACACCTTCTAATCTACCTGCTAATTTTATAGAATCAAATGCTACTCCGAGTCCTTTATACGCAGCACTTACACTTATTAACCCTGCTGCAAATTTTTTCATTGAGCTTGATAAACCTTTTACATTTTTTTCAGCTTTCCCAAATCCAATTGTGGACGCTTTTATTATAAAAGTATTACTATTTGACATTATTTTTCCTTGTTAGTATATTGTTCAATTTCTTGTTCTATTATATTAAACGAATCTATGGTTTCTATTGGTGTTTCTTGTAAGGATGGATATGGTGGACAATTAAATTTTTTACAAAATTTATATGATTTTATCTTATCTTGACACTTACTATCTAAAAACATAACATCGTTAGCTATAAATAGTGATTGTTTATATAAGGCTTCTCCCAACCGATTATATCCCTTTTCTATACACTTATCGTAACATTGTTCTAAAACTAAATAAACATCTTCTTGGCTTTCAAATGTTTGTTCCTTTGTTGTCATAGGATTCATCGCCTTATAAGGAAATTTATAAGGCAAACTATGTTTTTTTTGCACACCATTTAGTGCAATTTGAACATTAAGGCGTAACTTTATTTCTTCGCTTTTTTTTTATTATTAACTATTAGTATGCACTCTACTGCAATTTGCACAATATCTAAATCAGTTAATTTAAGAAGATCATCATCTGTTAGGTCAGTAATTATTCTGACACAATTAACCCAAAGAGAAAACTTTTGTGGCTCATTAGATTCTGCAACCATATAAGCATCAACAAATTGCTCCCTTAAAGGCATCGTTACTTCTTTTAAATTAAACGAAATATCTTTACCAGTTTCTTTGCTTTTTAGTTCTATTTTCATATTATGAGTTAGCTATATTTACTTGTAATAATGCACTTCCAGTTGATAAATCATCATTACCTACTGCTGTGAATGGTACGCTTTGCATTAATACTGCACCACCATTATCTATTGTAGTTTCATTAATAAATATTTTTGGACAAGAAACTAAAAAGTTTGTGCCACTTGATTCACCAATAGACAAAGATGCTGTTGAGCCATTTATAAATTTAGCTTTTAAATCGTGAATATCATCATTCCTAACACAAGTTAGTGATCCTGTTACTTCCCAACCACCTGTCATTACATAGCCAAAAGGCTTATAATCACCTGATGTTGTGTTTTGATAATGTATTCTTTCTATTGTTCTTGTTGCTGAAATCTCAAACGATTGCAATACAACTTCTTCTGAATCTATTGTTGTATTTGATATATTAAGATTTCTAATGTTTTTTGGTGTATCTCCATCGTATGCTGTTGTGCCACCTAATGCTGCACTTGTATATGTTGGATAGTAAGCTGTTGCCCAGTTAATTGTGCAAACAAGCTCTCCACCTTCACTACCAATATCTTCTGTCAATGTCATACCTGTTGCAATACATCCATTAACTCTAATGTTATTTTCTGAGCTATCTGATCCTCCTTGTTCAAATCTAAACTCAAATGTGTTTGCTGCTTCTCCATCTTTGTATGATGATGTTGGAAAACTATATGTGTTCATTAATATTGCTGTACCATCTGAGCCTGAATCTTCAAATAATGCTTCAGTTGCCAATCTAACTGAGGTAAGTGTACCTTTTAATACAGTATCAAAAGTCCATAGTTTTAATCCTTCGCCGTGATGCCCTTGACTTTCTTGCGTTACAAATGTACCACTTCTTTGTGATGAATAATCTACTGGTACTGATGCTTCAGGTATAGTAAATGATGTTACTTGTAACTTTTTTAAATCTGCATCATCAGGTGAAACCCCAACTGCTGCTTCTTTCTGAAAATATAATTCAACACTTTGGCTTGGAAAATAATTACTTGCTTGTGCCATTCTTTACTCCTTATAATGGATTATGATGAACTACAGATAGTTCATACTCTGTTATATTTAAATTGTCTATTCCCTCGTTTTCTTCGTCTTGTACATTAAAGTTTATACTATCTATATCAAGAAACACCCACTTTGCTGATGCTGTATTAGCTGTCTGATTGTCAAGTATATGTTTGCGTAATTTATCAGCTTTTCGTCTAATTCCTGCATAAACTTTTTCTGATCTTAAATCGCCTTTTTGATAATAACGTACTATGACGTTGAAAATTCTTCTTTCATAAGCATTTGTAGTTTCATCGTTTTCACTACTACTTACTGCTATTCGGACACATTCTGTGCCACGCATGGTAAACATCGGAGAAACGTAAACATTACGAAATTCATCGTTTATTATGGTTTTTAAACCCTTTTCTATGTACTTATATGATATTTCATCATAAGTAACAGCCATTATACGCTATATCCTCGCCTTGTTAAATCTATTGCACCTGTCTGTGCATTTGTAAGTTTTCTATCTGATCCTGTTACAGTTACTTCCCATTGGTCAGGCGTTGTATCTAAATTCATAGATGCACCTTGAAACCTAACGTATAATCCATTTACTATTTCCTGTAGTCCACCTGTAACTTTAATGTTTTCAGTTGTAGTGCCAAATAACGCATCATTTCCATACGTTTCTGCTTTTACTATTGCAGTACCATAAGCACCACCAGTTGTGCAAGTAATACGCACAACATCATATTTTTCACCATACCATTCACCTGCTGTTTCTACAATATCCATTGTACCTGCTTTAGATATATTTCTTACTTTGCCTTTGTCATCGTGGCTATCTACTTCAAATGCTAATTTAAATTCACCTAAGTTTAATCTATCTGCCATTCCTGTTTTTTCTGCGTTTGTTACTAAATCATAATAGTAATCAGCTTTCTCTGTTTCGCCTATTGTTCTTAGTGCGTTTGATGCTGCTATGTAGCACGTCATTTTAATTATTATTGCATCATACTCTGTAGTTGATGCTGAGTGTGTTGTATTTCCGTCATATTGGTCATATTTAGGTAATGGCGTTGGATAACGTGCATCAAGTAAGTTATTTAACTCCATCGAAGCATCTACAAGTATTTGGTCGTAGTAAGTTGTATTGTCAAACCCTGCTTCAACCACAATATCATTAGGATTATCTGTATTTATAAACACCTCAACAGAATCATTACCTTCTGAGTATCTAAATTCATAATTAGCATTAGGATCATCTGTAACTGGTGTTCCTTCTATACCATCAAAAAATAATACGCTAATAAATCCTGTATTGTATGATTTGTAGAAGTGTGTAGTGTCTGTAGTTTCCCAGTTATATACTTGCCTTTTACTATCTGCATCTGCAACTATATCACCTACATATCTATTTAAATCACTTTGACTTGCATATTTAAAGTCTGTCGCCATTTATTATTTCCTTTTTCTTCTAACGATTCTTTTTCTTTTTACAGCTTTTCTTTTCATTTTTTTCTTACCTGCTTTGTATCCTTTATGATATGGCATCATAACCTCCTAAAATGTTTCTACTGTTAAGATTGCTTCACACTTTTGTTGTGGTGTATTCCCAAGCACTTGTCTTAATGAGTTAGCTCTACCACTACCTGCTGTTGATAATGCTCCACTCATAGCTGATGTATGTAGCAAACTAACTACAAATTCTGAATTTGGCTTATCTCCTACAGTAAAGTCTATTGCACCACTCTCATAATTGCAACTTCCGACAACCTGTGTATTTTTATATATTAAATTACCACGCCCATCATCTCTAATAAATATATTTTTATAGGTTGCTGCGTTTGTTACTTTATCATAATTAACTTCTTGTGCTAATCGTGCTGCAACTGATGTTGGACTTGCAGGGATTCTTCCTGAGCCTAAAAACTCTGCTGTGCCACTTGATCCTGCCCCAAGCACAACTGCTGATGTAGAAAGGTGTGAGCCACTTCTAAATATTATATCTCCACCTTCTATTGATACAATTACTCTCTTTTCAAACAGATTTCCTGCTGTGTAGTATTGCGTATCAAGTGCATCTTGAATTTTTGCAATTATACCATTAGAGCCACCAAACTTTGTATTACTTGAATCTACTGTAAATGATAGATTGTCATAAGTTGTACCACCATCTACTGTTATATCAAACTCATACGCAGTTGATGCTGTTAGTCCACTCTCTGTATTTGATGATACATCTGTAAGTCCAAGTTTCGCATATCCTGCTTCATAGAATTGTATTGATATACTACCTGCTGATATTCCACCTTCATCAGATGCTACTCTACCATATCCTGCAAGATTAGTTGCTTTATATCTTCCAAGTGCATCTGTCTGTGCAACACTATATTTATCAAAGTCGTGATATGCGTTGTAAAATGGTAGTCTAATTGCAACATCGTCATTATGTGATGCTGCTGTTGAGCCACCAACTGCTCTTATTACATACAACTCAGTTCCTGATATTGCTGTTACTTCCATAATTTCATTATCAAGACGAATTAAATCACCCACTTCAAAATAATCTCCGTCATCTACTGTAAAGTTTGTAACTGAATCTGTAATATTACTTCCCTCATCAAGTAAACATCCACTTGCTACGTACATATCAGAGTGTGGTGCTGTTGCTGTTATTGCTGTTCCATCAAATTGGTCTAAGCTATCTACAATAATTGCTCTTGATGCAGGTATAATAATTTCTTCTTCAGGTGCTAATAAATAATGTACATATTCTGTGTTAGCTTCTGTTGTTTCTGCTGTATATCTTGTATAACCTAAAATGGCAAGTGCTGACACATATCCATCGTTTTTAACCTTTACTGCACTTATAGGAGCAGAGCCAACGTGTTTTTCATCATCACCTGAATCATCTGTAGGTGCTAAATCTAATAATAAATTGTGTACTGTTGCACTATATGCTACAGATTTTGTTTTTGTTGATATTGGTTTTGTGTAATCTACTTTTTGTGATGTTGTGTTTTTCATACCCCTACCAATATCTTGTGTTGTATATGTGCCTGATGGTTCTACTGCCATAATTTTTCCCCTACGTTAAATGGTATTTTACTTTAATTGTTAATGAATAATCTGAGTTATTGCTATCTGATCTAAATGCTGCTAAAATTACTTTTCCTGCTACTACATCTGAACTATCTACTGTCCACGTACTTAAATATGGTTGCTCATAACCTGCGTTAGTTACATCTGAATTATGTGCTAATAATGTTCCGTTTGTTAGTGGACTTGTCGCACCTGATGTAAAATCATAGCTCATTAAGTGCATACGAGTTGTATCACCAGTTGCTGCATCTGCACCTTCAAACGAATAAACAGCATCTATTGTCATATTATCAGGAATATACCACATAACAGGAACAAGTTTATATGCAACGCTATTTGTATCTACTGATGTAGCAGGATCAGTTCCTGTACCTAAACTTATATATGATGTAGTTGCTGCGTTGTTACCATTTGCGAATGGTATTGCATAATGTTCATTAGCTGCTGCATTACTAAAGTGAGTGGTTACTACACTAAAATAAGCGTATTGCGTATTTACTGTATTTCCTGATGCAGATACAACATTATTTGTAGAATCTACTTGTAATATTGTATCCCCTGATTTTGCCCTTACTACTAATGCTGCTGTTGTATCATCGTTTACTGGATTTACTCGTAATTGGTCATCTGATATCATTAAAGCAGTTGAACTACCTGCACCATCTTTTATTCTTTTTATCGTTGTAGGTGTTCCACTATTAGAGTTGTCTAATTGTAGTAAATCTATATATGTATCTTTTAATGTTTTACCTGTTAAACTCATTATTCTCCTATAATCCTGCCATACTATTTAAAATAAATTCTACTGCAAATATTGTATCATTCGCATCGTTAGTTGGATCAAATGATATAGCCAAGACATCTCCTGCAACAAAAGTATTATCGCTTGTAAAGTCAAACTTATATGCTATATCATCTTCTGCCATATCTACTGTAACTGTTGCTGATGCTGTGCTATTAGGTATTTCAGTTCCTGCTGATGATTTATGTAAACCAACTATTGTACTACCACACGCTTCTTCGCTACGCATTATAACTTGATTTAAATATCCATCATAAGGCGATACAAATACTTGGTACTCATTTCTGCCTGATGAGCTACTTGATTCAAATATATATCCGTTTAGTGGCAGATATACTTTTGTACCTGCTGCATATCCATAATTAAATCCACCATTAATGATATTCTTGAAATTATCTACATATTTCTTTGTAGCTACTTCGTTTTCTTCAGATGGTTGTTGTTCAACAAATACACGATTATCTTTTAATAATAATCCTGTTGAATCATCGCCTATTTTTACAACTTGTCTATCTTGTGATAGCTTATGTTGTAGCTTTAGGTTTCTTTCATCCATGTAAACCATCTATTTGCTTTTCCAATCTTTTAAGTTTTTTCTCAATTCTTTTTACTTTTAAATCTAAATCATTCGGCTCATTTACATATTTCTGTAAAGGCTTTAATTCAGGCAAGATTGCCTTCCACACTTGTTTCATTATGAAAGGCAATACTTTTGCGATAATCTTACTTGTTATCAACTCTCAATCCCTTAATAAACCCTCTAACAATGCTACCAAACACATTGTCAATCAAATCAATAAAGTATGGCTCTATAGTTGAGTTCCACACCTTTGCTGTTGCTTTCCATTTACTAAGGTTTAATGTCATTACTCTACCAATGCTTTCGCACCCAGTTTCTATGACAGAGCAAATATGCTCGTTAGGTATCTTTTTTAATACCCATAAAACGATGGCAGATGATCCACCACCAACTAATAATCCTGAATTGTTACCTAATACTCCTAATACTGAATCTAACATAGGTTATCTCCTTTTAATAATTGTTATCTCTTTTGTTTAAAAACTTCTCTTTTAATCCATTTCCACTAAGAGAAGCCAGTATTTCTACTATTGCTCTATAACTCGCTTTAGATTCTTTAATATCTAATTGCATTTGTTTTTGCGAGTTTATAAGTCCTATTACTATTTTTTCAAATCTTTCATTTGCATCATCTAAATCACGCTTTAAATCATTTTGTATCCAAGAGTTTTGCTTAAATATAAAATATCCAAACGCCACACACATAGCTACTGGTACGCCAAATTGTTCTAATATTGCAAATAAATCCATTATACTACTACCTCAAATATTGTTTTCTTTGTTTTAACTTTACCGTGCGACTTTGCATTATACGCTTCGAGTGATTTGTCTATATCATATCCCTCGTTTTGTGTGTTTTGCAGGTCAATTTTAATCCCATCCCTATTCCCATTGTCATAGAATATATAGCAATTCTGACTTGCCCTTCCATTGAGATTAAGTGCTTTCTCTGAATACGAATTTGCACCGACCATAGAAGATGACCTACCGAAATTATCACCTACTCTTGCACTATGAACGTGTCCAAATATAACATAGTCTATCTTTATACCTTTCAAAGAATAGCGACCTGCTATCTGATTAACTGCTGTATCAAGTTTACCTCTAAATGATCCGTGTCCGTGCATCATTAAAAGATTTTGACCTGCTACGTTAACCACTAATTCTGATGGATCACCGTGTATAAATTTAACATCACTATCTCTAAATAAATATCTCAAACATTGAAATATCGTATAATCATAGTTATCTGTTGCTATTATATCGCTCCACCCAAGTTCTTTGTTTGCTCTACCTTCGTTACCAACAATAGATGCAACTGTTACATTAAACTCTTTAGCCATATCAAGTATTGCTTGTTGTAATATGTCCACCCCAAGAAATGTTGCCTTAGCTCTGTTTGTAGCTTGATTCAATAGCTCATCCAATCTTCTATCACTATTCATAAGGTCGCCTGTTAATGCAAAGACTATATTGCTTACCTTTGCTGTTTTAAAGTACGTTTTAGCCTTATTTACGAAATGTCTTGTTCTTTTGGATGCAACGCTAAAGTCATATTTATTGTTTTCTAAATCAACGAGTTCGTTAAAGTGGACATCTGAAAATTGTATGACACCAACTGCTTTATTATTCGTCTTGTGTTTTGTAGTAGTACAATTTAAACTATTATTTTCAAAAAGCGTTTTTAATTCTTTAGTATATTCTTCAATTGCATTTTCGATTCTTGCGTGTTCACGAAATGCTTTATTTTGTATTCTATTTCTGTCTTGTGCTTTCTGTTTCTGTTTAGAAAGTCTTACGTTTTCTTTTATTACTTCTACGTCTGCATCGTAGATAGGAAATATTGTTTTTACTCGGCAACTTTTACATTGATATCGTTGTTGCCCTCTTTCATTGAATCCTTGCTTACTCATTCCCACGTGATAACAATGTGGGCATATAAGCTCTTTAGGATTTATATCTATCATTTAGAATCCTGTTATTAAGTGTTACTCCTCACTTTTATCCAATTCAAAATGTGGAAAATCGTCAAATCGATTATCCATTACTTCAAAATCTTGATCCCAATCGCCACCCCATCTCAGATTAATTCCCATCTGTTTTGCAACGCCTAATACAAACCCTGCAAACAATGTTTGTCTTTCTCTGTCTTTCCAATTTACAGGATAAGGCGTAACATCAACAGCACGAGAAGGGGAACTATTATGGCGACCATTAGGGTATTTAACCTTTGTCTTGCCTGACTTGTAAAGTTCGTTTTGTCTTTCTTCACTTCTTTCGCCTTCGAGAACTGAGCAATCCACGTGTTTAATAACTTCATTGAATACCTTTTGTAACCTTTCATCGCAAGTCGCTAAGTTTTCTCTTGACCTTTTACCAAACTTAGGCATCTGCTTCTGTCCAAGTTGATTTAGCAAGTTCTGTTAATATCTCGCTATGATTATACGTTGTCATACCATCAAAGCAAGTAGGCGTGTCGCCATCCCATTTAAGTATCGCTTGAGTGCCATCTAATGTTTTTCTTAATGTATCCATAGATGATTGTATTGCACTATCAATCATTTCTTCTGTTATATCAGATACATTTACAATCACCCATTTTCTGTTACTATAATCCATTATGGCGTATCTCCTTCAAAGTCATTTGTATCCATATTTGTCATAATACCTGATTTGCCATTAATTTTTTTTATTACAATATTATCAACTGTAAAATCATTTTGAACACCAACACTTGCTCTTGCAATATTAAATGTTGTATTTGATGAAGTAAAATACGCAGTAAAACTACCTGTAGTGTTTCCAGTAATTATATCAACACTATTATGTTGTAGTTTAAAAGAACCATTTGTAACAGTTGCATCTAAAGTTATTTTATAATTTTTCCCTGACTCTAAAGGTGAAGATGCAGGAGTTAAATTTGCAAAATCTGATCCAGTAAAAATTGCTTCTCCATTATTTATGCTCCACCCAGTTCCCTTAGTCCAATCAGAATCTGTATCAAATTCCCCATTAACAACTACATTAGATGTTAGGGTTGCATTTGTTTGGTCTGCTACAAGTCCATTTCTATCATCTAATACTCCATCACCCATACGCCACCACGCTTGTAGATTAGATGAGCATACGCCTTCTTTGTGATTATAAGGCTCTCTGCCATTGTATAGTGTTTTTACTTCAGATGCTGATAGCCCTTTATCATATTGCACTACTTCAGAAATATTAGCGTTCATATATGCTTCAAGAATAATGTCTTCACCATTACCCAATGTTGATGTATTTCTTGCTCCCATTGTAAAACCATCAACTGGATTATGCCCTGAATTTTGAGTATAGCTCATAGTGTCTGCCATAGCCACACCATTTATATATACAGTTGCTGTTCCATCTATTGCTGTACAAGCATAGTGTAGCCATTCTCCTGCAACAGGCGTGGGTGTTATTATAATATTATTTTTATTCTGATTTGCAACTCCTATAAATGCTTTATTACTTGAAAATCCAAAATACCATCTCTTATTACTATGGCAACCCATTGTCTGAGTACCAACAAGGTCATTCATTTTAACCCACATAGCAAATGTTGCATTGGTGTGTATGTAGTCAGGCTTAAAGTCTGTTAGAACGTGGTCATTAGTACCATCAAACGCTAAAGAGAACTCATCTCTAAATACATCGCCACCTATTGTCGCTCGTCTTGATGGAAACATTAGTCTTTTACCACGCCGA